GTTTTACTAGCACCTATACCTAACACAACTAAATCGTATGCTACTCTTTTCTTAACTTCTTCGTATTTGTTATAATCTAGTACATTGTTTATAAGCTCTTCTTCTGCTATTTCTATAGCTTGCTTATAAGTTAACTGCATATGTAATTCTAACTCTTCTTTACTTTTAGGTAGTTGATCTTTAGGTACGTTAGTTCTACTTAAGTCAATACCAAAGTTTTGCTGAGCTTCTTGTATTAATTGTTGTGAAAAAGCATCTTCAGCTAAATCAGTAGCATGTTGTGTTCTTTCTTTTACAGCAAACGGATCTGATGCAAATGACTTTATCTCATAACCTTTATCTGTCATACCGTTAACAACAATATCAACAAACTTAGATAATACAGCCACAGGTTTCCAGTCTAGGTTTAAGTAGCTTAAGTCACCGTTTATAGATAACTCATCTTTATATTTTTGCACAGACTGTTCTCCTCTAGCGTAGAGTCTTAACTTGTGAAAGTATTGCCAATTACCAGCAAATCTACCACCGACATTTGTACCTCTATCTCCCTTGAACCATTCGTTCTCAATGGCTCTACCCACAGCATAACCATATTCTAAGGTTTGCTTTTCTGCGTCTGGTACTACCTGACTAGGGAAAGAACTATTTGTGTTAGTATAAATCATTTATTTTATTATTTTTGAAATACTTCCGTTGTTGTCATATCGGTTAAAAGATAATTGCACTTTTTTCCTCTGTGTTTTATATACTGGTGAATACTTATTTTTATTACAAGCCATAGCAGCAAGTCCAGAACTTATTGTAGCATCATGCTTTGTTCTATTATTTATGTTAAACCTTGCCCAGTCTTCTAGTGTTCTTTGAAAATACATTTGACCATAACCCTCACCAGTATAACCTACATGATCTTCTATGTATGTTTCAATAGAAGCCGCATGAGCTTGTTTTATATCTTCGCTTGAGTTTGGTATACCACCGATTTCTTTTTCAGTTACAGATAATTTGTTATATGCTTTATCGGGTCTATTTATAGAAAAGTTTCTATAACCTCTCCTTTTTAAATAATACAATAACCTAGGCTTGTTGTTCTCTGCTAGTATTGGCATACCATAAAAATGCAAAGCCATAAGCACATCTTCAAAAAATATCTCAGCTGTCTGAGGTCTAGCTATGTATTCTAAGAAAAACATATTAGACGGAGCATTATCCATATTAAATTTAGTTAAACCGTGTAAGGCTCCGTTAGAACCTCTCTTATCAACTGTACCTGATATATCGTAGCTATCACATCCAAAAGCACCTATATGCTCACTACCTGGATATTTTAGACCGTTTTTTACAATAACATTATTTTGCAGGTTCATTGATGGAATCCAAGACACGTAGAATCTACCATTATTATTTGGTTTAAATTCAACGACAGTATCTTTGACATCTCCTCTCCAATGAAAACTACCTCTAGTGACTAGACTTTTATTTCTAACCTCTTCGTTATAATCTATTTGCTCGTATATTTTAGTTAAATTATATAAAGATAATTTAGCTTCATCTCTAAAAGCATGTTTTTCAGTTCTTGGAAACTGTCTATAGTATTCGTTTAAACCGTCTTGATCGTTTTTTAAACCCTCTACTTCGTTTTCCCAATGTTCTATTACTCCTGTTAGTATTAATTCACCCGCTGGATCGATAACTTTTTCACTTGGCGTATCGAATACAGGTACTCCATAAGCGTCGATGAATCCTTCGTAATTCCATTCCATAGGTATGAACAAACTATATAATCCTGAGCTAGTCTGTCCGTTGCGGTTTCTCTCCCTGACGTCTGAAGCATAATATAATTTTTTAAAATTAGAACCACCTTTATCTAAAGCGTTTGATGTTGAACCCATCATACACTTACCTACTATTCTTTTACCTAAACGTAGACATGTTTTTGTAACTCTCCAGTTGTTTAGTATATTATCAGGTCTTTCCCATTTACCACTTTCATCGTGGACTAATAGTTTTAATTTTTCCCCGTCGTACGAGTTGTCCCCGGTATTTTTCCAGTCGATCGTGGTATCGAGCCCTTGTCTATCTTCCGACGCGATACCCTCGTCAAGTTTTTTTCGCGTGAGTTTGGAGGCTGGGACTCTGTAGGCGAGCTCCGTTTTCGGCCTGTCCATACCGTCCTGGATTGGTTTGAAGAAGAACGGGTAATTAACTGAGATGGGTACGACTTTATCTGTAAACATCTTCTTTGCATCCTGACCAGACTTTGATAAAATGCCGAATCTGGAGTCTGTTGATATTGTAGCTTGATTAACCGCTTCGCTTGAGGCCATGAAAGAAAACCCTGACCGTCTGTTCTTAAGATAGCACATTCCGTAACAACGTACATCTGATCTACAAGCTTCCCAGAATATAAAGAATAATCTGTTTGATTCCCTATAGTCTGCTGCCCCAACATCAATTTTGGACCACTGCAAGAACATATAGTGAGTGCCAGTAATATAATTAGCAACACCATTATTTTTGAACCAAAAACCTTCTTCACGTCTTTTAAACTCTCCATCAATATAGTCATACCATTTTTCTTTAAACGCGTTAGGATATTTCTCCCAGTCAAACACGCTTTTTATTTTTAATAGCTCTTTGGGATAGTTTAACTTTTCCCATTTCTGCTCTGCTTTCTTATTTGAACGCTTGTAGACTTTTTCAGGCTCGGATGGTAAACCTATAACTAGGTTTTGTATTTGCACTACTTCACCTAAAGTACCGTCTTTACTTATTATAACTATATCATGATCAGCGTTGTAACCATAACTCCACTTCTTGTGTCTGTTATTCTTTTTTATAACTGATGGCTTAATGTAATCGTTTAGCGTTTTTACTAATGTTTGCTTGTACATCATTTAGATCTCCCTTCCGCAAAACCTCTAAAAGGTTTTTCTTTAGCATTATCAGTATCATTTATCATACTTTTTTCTTCTTCTATACGCGTTAGTATTTCAAAAGCGTCAAATATTGCTAGCTTTTTTGTAGCTGCAGCATTCTTTAATCTATCAGCAGTTATATCATCACCTGAATCTACTATAGGCTCTTTAGCTACTTTTATTAACTCCTCAACTGCTCTTTGCCCAGCTTGGATTATACTGAGCTTGGTTTTTTTCGTGCTCATATTTAATTACAATATCTTTTGATTTCATACAATATAATAATTCATCGTTAACGACAAATTCAAATTCGCTGTTAGGTGTAAAACCTATAACATCTCCTTTGTTTATTTTAAGAGCTTCTAAGGAACTATTACCATATTTTAGTATTCCAATATGGTTTTTCTCTTTCTTTAGCTCTAACTCATCCTTGTTAAGTATAGGCGCTACAAAGCATCTATTGTTAAAAGGTTTCCACGAGTTATTTTTACCATATAAATATATTTGATCTAATTGACAAAAATACTTATTATCTTTAAAGTATTTACTACTATTTACTTCTTTACCTTTCTGGTTATAGTATCTTCTAAATACATTGTGGTGAATAATAACCTCGTCACCTACTTTTATAGGGGTTTTGAAGGCTATTGGCACAGATATCACTTTAGCTTTGTTGTTTATAAACTTGTGACTTTCTATTTTAGAATTTAAAACTAATTTTTTATCACCTACTTTTAACTCGTTGTCGTATCTTTCTCCTACTGGTTCTACAATAAAGTCATATACACTTCTCATCAATACTGAAGATCATACTCAATGGATATTGCCATGTTAGAATTAAACTTCTTCCACGGCATTACCTCATTGTTTTTTTTGATGTGTATATTATAAGAATTATCTTCTTCGTCCAGTAGTATATAAGCTATCCTGTGACCGCCATAGACTTCTTGACCTACAGAGTAATGCATCGCATCGTTCTTGTAATCTGAGCCTATGCTTATCTTTCTTATAATAGAACTCACTACTCAGCTACTTGAAGAGTTTTTGCTTCATCAGCTTCTACCTTTTCAAAGGATCCATCAGCTAAGTTTACGGTGATATCACCATACTCTTCTTTCAATTCTGACTTAACTTCTTCTAGTGCTTTTGCAGCTTCAAAATGTGCTCCTAAGTACTCAGCTTTTTTAGCTTCCAAGAAACCAATCTCAACTAATATAGCGTTGATTTTTCCTTGACCTTCTTTTACTGACTTTAATTGTTCTTCTGTTAATTTTCCCATTTTATTTAATTTAATTGGTTATTTTTATATATAATCACACTGTTTATTGTAAAATTACTCATTACGTAATTACTGTATTTTATTTACTTCAAAGCTACTATATCAGTTGCGGTAGTGCCTGTAGATAAAACATAATCTACGATAACGTTTAAAACCGATCCACTTTGGACGTTTTTGAAAACTATAGCTTCGTTAGCTGTCGGAAGTCCTGAGCCAGAAGCTCCTGTTACACCAGAGAGTATTACCTTTACATCACCGCTAGTTCCTACGTATAAGCAAGAACTATTTAAGTTAGTTGCTACGCTTATTGTGTCGTTTTTCGTTACACTAGCAGCAGAGGTGCCAAAATCTGGTTGATTTGCGTATTGTCCCATTTTTTTTATTTATTTATTTTTATTGAATAGTGGTCCTAATTTGTCCACAATTTTTTCACCACTTCTACCTATCACATAACCTCCAATACCTATTTCTAGTAAACCCCAAAATTGAGGTTCCAATGTAGGTGTTATTAGTTGCGCTGATAATTGCGATATAAATTTTGTATATATTATTATGAAACCAAACGAAAGCATTAGTATTGGTCTCCAACTTCTCTGTAACCAATTACCATTAGCCTCAGCTACAATGATCTCAGTCTGCATTTTTTGCAGCTCTAATTGAGCATCTTGTAATACTTTAAATATTTCGTTTCTAGCGTTTAGTCTTTCTTCTTCGCTAGTAAACAAGTTATCAACTACATCACCAACTTGTTTAAACACTTTAGTACTGAAAAAATCTAATATCTTTTTCATTTACTTTGCTTTTCTATATGCCTCAGCTTCCCAAGGTAAGTTTTTAGCTCCTTCACTCATTTGAGCTCTTGAATATTTTTTACCTTTCCAGTAAACATATTTATCATCGTAGTCTAAGTCACCACGTTTCATTTGATCTATATGTACCATCTCGTGGTCTATAACGTTATGCTCTTGAAGAGGGCTTAAGTTGTTATTAAGTATTATAGTACCGTTATTATTGGCTTTACCTAGAACACCATTCTCCATATCTACCCTATATATAGGTGTATTGTCACTTGAATAAGGTGGATTGTCCAGTTTAAATGCCATTAATTTTTAGTTTATAATATAATAGCAAGGAGCTTTTAAACTCCCTGCTACATATTGTTTAGTAATTATGCTATAACTAAAGCAGTTATCTTAACGCCTGTACTGTTTTGTACGATAGACATGATACCACCTGGGTTAGCAGTAATTGCTTTTTGAACAGCTTCTGCCCATTCTTTAGCTTTTCCAGTTACAGTGAATAGAAAACTTTTTCCAATACTGTTATAAACTGTGAATTTGTTTGCATCTCCAGTACCGTTAGCTAAACCTTGTGCTACTGATACAACCTCTCCTAATAATAAATCAGAAGTTAAGTTAGCTACATTTACGTCTGCAGCTTTAATTTTAATGTAATTTGCCATAATGTTTTTTGTTAAATGTTAAATGTTAAATGTTAATGTTTGGCTGAGTTTTATTACAGATCTCTACTGTT